TACTTCCACAAAATGGTTAATAAAGATCGACTCAAACAAGGGATCGTTGAATTAAGAAACATTGATCCTTTGAAGATCAAAAAAGTACGAGAAGTCGAAAAAGAAAAAGATGCTCGTACTGGAATGGAGAAGATAAAGAAAGTAGAAGAGTTCTTTGTCTTCAACGATAAAGGTTTTGACAAAGGTGGTGGAGCATCAGGGCAAACTTTAAGAATTGCACCTGAAGCAATCACCTTCGTCACTTCTGGACTTCTTGACTACAACAAGAATGCAGTAGTAGGATATTTGCATAAAGCAATTAAACCTGCGAACCAATTGCGTATGATGGAAGATGCCTTGGTGATTTATAGAATTACCAGAGCACCAGAAAGAAGAATCTTTTACATCGATGTAGGGAATTTACCAAAAGCAAAGGCAGAACAGTATCTTGCCGATGTAATGACCAAGTATAGAAATAAGTTGGTCTACAACGCAAATACTGGAGAGATTAAAGATGACCGCAGACATATGTCTATGCTTGAAGATTTTTGGTTGCCACGTCGAGAAGGTGGGAGAGGTACAGAAATTTCCACTCTTCCTGGAGGACAGAATCTATCTGAGATAGAAGATATCCAATACTTCCAGAAGAAACTGTACAAGTCTTTGAATGTCCCTGTATCAAGACTAGAATCCGAAACAGGATTTAGTTTAGGTCGTGCATCAGAGATAACTAGAGATGAGGTCAAGTTCTCTAAGTTTGTAGACCGAATTCGTAAGAAGTTTGGTCGTGTGTTTACTGATATCTTACAAACACAAAGTGTATTGAAAGGCATCTTATCACAAGAAGAGTTTGATAACATTAAAGAATTCATTCAATATGACTTTAATGATGACAATCACTTCACAGAACTTAAAGAGACAGAAGTTCTTAGAGAAAGATTAAACACTCTAAGAGATATTGATGAGTATGTAGGAAAATACTACTCAAAAGAGTTCATTCGTAAGAGAGTTCTACAACAATCTGATGATGATATAAAAGATATCGATAAGCAGATTGAAATGGAGAAAGAGTTGGAACCAGATGAAGGTGAAGACGATATGAGTGATCTAGGAATTTAGGAGAAATTATGAGCGACAATTTAAGCAGACTAGCAGTAGATGCCATTGAAGCAGGTGAATTAAATCAAGCAGGCGAACATTTAAAATCTGCATTGATGGCGAAAGCAAAAGAAGCAGTTGACATCAAAAGAGTAGAGATGTCAACAAGTTGGATGGACAAACAGGAACCAACCAGCGAAGATGATTAGTTTTGTTGATCTATCTAAAGCACTTGACGAGGCAGCATTTAAGTTGCCAAGTGGTCATAAGCAATTAAAGACTACTAAACAAAGAGTTGCTGGAAAGATACACAACATAGTCTTTTCTCAAAAGGGGAGAGATACATTCGTTTTCGTGGATGGTCAGGAAACAGGTCCATATAAAAACCTTAAAGATGCTGAGAATACTGTAAAAGACTTAGCAAAAATCTTTAAGGAAATGGTAGACGACGGAATAGATCCGATGGAGGCACTAACAACATGAAACTAATATCAGAATTTACAACAAATGATTTGGGTTGTATAGTCGAAGAAAATGAACAGGGCAAAAAAGACTACTATATACAAGGAGTCTTCATGCAATCTGAGATTAAAAATAGAAACGGAAGAGTCTATCCTAAAGATGTTTTACAACAAGAAGTAAAACGATACACTAAAGATTTTATAAAGCAAGATCGAGCATTTGGAGAGTTAGGACACCCACAAGGTCCAACTATTAATCTTGATCGTGCATCCCACCTCATTACAGATTTAAAAGAAGATGGGAATAATTTTGTGGGAAAAGCAAAGATTTTAAGCACCCCAATGGGTTCTATTGTTAAGAACTTAATTGATGATGGTGCAAAACTAGGAGTATCATCCAGAGGTCTAGGAACACTAGAAGAGAAGGGTGGTGCTCAGTATGTTAAGGGCGATTTTCAGTTAGCAACTGCTGCTGATATCGTGGCGGATCCTTCCGCACCTGATGCCTTTGTAAATGGTATCATGGAAGGTGTAGAATGGATCTGGGAAAATGGTATTCTGAAAGCACAGAAGATAGAGCAGTATAAGACTGAAATATCAACTGCAAAATCCTCTGAGTTGGAAGAAGCAAAATTAAGAGTATGGAACGACTTCGTTAGAAGTTTGTAACATATAAATAGTTTTGATTAAGAGTAAACACTAACTCAGAGTATAGGAGAAATTCGAAATGGCTGAGAACATTAAAAACACAACTCTAGAACTTGACGAGCAAGATGTTCAGTTAAAGGGTGCCGAGAAAGGAGACAAAACTGCTCCTAAACAAGGTTCATCTGATGCTGAAAAAATCGAAAAAGGCAAGGGTGATGTTGTTACTCCAGACGAGAATCCTGTTGACAAAGCAGTAGCATCAGTTAAAAAAGCATCTGATAATAAAGTCGCTCCAAAAAGAAAGGGTGACCAAGATGGTGGTGACAAAGTTGCTGCCAAAGTTAAAGAAGATGTTGAAACTGAAGAAGAAACTTCTATCGAAGAAGGATATTCTAAAGTTGAAATGATTAAAGCAATGGTCAACAAGTTCAAAGACATGGACAAAGAACAACTTAAAGCATCTTATGACAAGATGGTAGACAAAAAAGATGACGACGACGAAGACGACGACATGGAAGAGTCTACTAGAGCAGAACT